TTGATTTCCACGGATAAGACTCTGCATCCGGATACAGGCCACGCTTCCGGCAATACTCGTAAACCATATCAACCAGCTCGCTGGCGTTTGGCAGTCCGGCAATAACGGATGCTTCTTCACGGCACCATGCAACAAACTGCCCGGGTGATGGCAGGAATGGTCGATTCTGCCGACGGGCTACGCGCATTCCTGCGTTAACCTGTTCCATTGTGGTGATCCCGTTTTTCCGGAAAGCCAGCACCCACTGGCGGCGAATTTCGTTCAGTTCGTTCTGGTCCCGGTTAGCCAGGCTCGCCGGGAAAGTTGCCAGTAACTGGCTGAACACACCATTGATGATCTGCGCTACCTGTTGTACCTGCGGCTTTTCGTCGTACTGTTCCGGCATATTGTTGGCGATCCGACGCATCTGCTCACGGTCAAAGTTAACCATCTGTGCGGCGATGTTTTTCATAGATCCACCCCGTAAATCCAGTCAGTGTTTGTCAGGTCGAGTTTTGGTTTGCTAGCTGTCACGCCAGCCTGTTGCTTGTTACGGTTGATTTCGAGTTGGGTCCACTTGTCGCGGAGTTTGGCCGGACTTAGCACGTTACCGGACCAGAAGTTGTCCTGGCATGCCCAGCGGAACAGTACACACATGTCGCGGTGGTTACGTCCGTCACGTTCACGCATCAGGCGGATATCGTTAGCCCACCCTGCAAAATTCGGTTTTCTGGCTGATGGCGCGATGGTCTTCACCATGTCAAACATCCACTCTGCGGCGGTCAGGTCTTCTGCTGTCCCCCACTTGCTGCCGCTCTGAATTGCAGCATCCGGTTTCACCACAGGAAGATCGTTTTCTGACTGGTCAGAGGATTCGCCAGAATTCTCGGACGAAAAAGGTTTTATATTGTCTTTTGTTAGTTTGTCTTTTGTGTTTACCTGATTCGGGTAAACGTCTTTACCTGATTTGGGTAAACTTTTCTTACCTGATTCAGGTAAATTTACCTCTTTCAGGTAAACTTTATTTTTCTTACCTGATTCGGGTAATGTTGACCATTCACTGACCACATTATTAATGCCGATATTCCGCCCGCTCTGAATAAAAATCCCACGCTTTACCAGAACACTTTTTGCAGCAGAACACTTGTGCGGCAATATCCCGGTCAACTCGGAAAGTTGCTCGTTGCTCACCCAATCCAGTTTTTTATTAAAGCCATATGTTTTGCGCATGACAGCCAGGAAGACCAGAAGCTGGTACTGTGTTAATCCGGCCAGCATCACAGCTTCCAGCAACTCATTTGCAATGCGCGTATAACCATCATCGAGATCTGCCACGCGCGGCTCCTTTTGTGCCTCATCCGGCACTGGAAAATTGAATATCTCAGCAGTGTTTGCCATAATTCCTTCCGCAATGAGTGCGTTACGATTTGCACCTGAAAGTCGGCTCTGTTCCCGCAGACCGGCTTTCGCCATTTCTGAACCTGTCATATTGCCCCCAGCATGGTGGTAACCATCGCCATTAATGGACCAGCCAGATCCGGGTCCACACGAAACATCGACACAATGCCTTCACTCATCTCCTTCAGTTTCTGGTGGCGTGGTGCGTTGAGAATGACCGCCTGCTTTGCCTCACTGAGTTCCTTTTCCATTTCAGCCAGCCGAGCCATGAAGCTATCCTGCTCAACCAGGTGGCCGCGATATTCCAGCGGTAGTACCGCCAGAATTGCCGGGGTCAGTTCACGCACGTTATTTCGGTATTTTTCAGAATCGAATTTGTTATCGAGGAAGCGGAACAGCTTCTGGCGTGCACGGCTGACATCATCAGGGAAATCGATGGTGCCGCCGCCCTGCTCCCGATACTCATTCACAATGAGTGCGGCAACAACATCCTGATTATCTGCAGCCGACCAGGCGCGAACGGCATCACGGATTTTTCGTGGCCTGGCGCCTGTTTTGTTTGAGAACGATTTATCACCGCAGTCGGGCTAAATCCGCTAGTCTGTTGGTATGTAAGTGGTTGCATAATTGACTCCTTTAGTTTGAATTGACTGTTAAGTTGATTGCTTATTGTTAAAGAGCGTGAAATGGAAATTTAAGCTGCGTTCTTTTCGGTGTGTGGAAACAACTCCGGAAGATCCGGGCGAATCTGGTATGCCTTCACTACTCCACCAGTAGCCGTAACAATGCTGCCGACATGTTCAGGGGATACCTTTGCTTTGTTGTGAAGCCACTTATAGACGGCCTGCTGTGAAACTTCGCAAGCAGCGCCCAGTTTCTTTTGTGAACCAACGATATTGATCGCTGTTTTGATAGCTGGGTTCATAACAACCTCCGTGGTTAATTTGAATCAAGATTAAAACTATGGTTGTTTTTAATCAACAACCATTTTCGTTTGATGGAATAAAACCTTGGTTGTACATTTGGACTATGAAAACAACACTCTCAGAAAGACTTAAAGAAGCCAGATTAGCGCGAGGCCTTACACAAAAGGCGCTTGGGGATTTGGTCGGGGTTAGCCAGGCTGCTATTCAGAAAATCGAAACAGGGAAAGCTAATCAAACAACTAAAATCGTGGAGATCGCGAACGCTTTGGGTGTGCGCGCAGAATGGTTATCTTCTGGCGTTGGAAATATGTCAGACAGTATAGTGCAACCAATACAATCAACTGTCAGCCATTCCAAATACTTCAAGATTGACGTTCTTGATATAGAAGTCAGTGCTGGGCCGGGAGTCATCAACCGTGAGTTTGTAGAAGTTCTACGCTCGGTTGAGTACTCGTTTGACGATGCTCGTCACATGTTCGATGGTAGGAAGGCGGAAAATATCCGCATCATTAACGTGCGTGGTGACAGCATGTCAGGAACGATCGAACCAGGTGATCTGCTGTTCGTTGATATCACAGTTAAATCTTTCGACGGTGATGGTATCTATGCGTTTCTGTACGACGACACAGCCCATGTAAAGCGCCTGCAAATGATGAAGGATAAGCTGCTGGTCATCTCTGATAACAAAAGCTACTCACCGTGGGACCCGATCGAGAAAGACGAGATGAACCGGGTGTTCATCTTCGGTAAGGTTATTGGGAGCATGCCGCAGACATATAGGAAGCATGGGTAGTACCAATTAAAAATTATCAACTGGGCATTGTGCTCATTCAGTAAAGAACTAATTCCTATCTTTGCTCTAGGTAGTAATATTAAGCCACCGCAATAATATCTTTACCTAACGGCGTAAGAATCCCGGTCACCGTGCCGGGTTTTCTTTTGCCCTCCCCTCATCACACACACCGTTAAAAAAACCACCATAACCTCGCTTCAGTTATCGCTATGCGATTCAAGTCACAAAATAAATCCATCCTAAATACAACCAGTTATATCTAAAACAACCAATAAAACAACTTTTGTTGTTGACGATAAAACAACCATAGTTTTAAATAGGTTCATCGCAACAACACAACGATACGGCAACTACCTGATTCACCGTTGCGATGACCGCTTAGATCCGCAGTTTGAATTTCAGCAGGCTTCGGGGAGTGCGAGGGGTGAAACGGACGCGTGAACGTCGGTGTGACCAGCTGAAATCAACTCAACATTTCATACCTTAGTCGCTTCAACGAGGCGGCTTAGTTATGACAACCGGCGGCCATCCACCGCCTGAATACGCGCAGAAGTCTCTATATGTTCAGCAGCCCAGCTTACGGGCAGGAGTTTTTATGGTTCATCAACATTACGGAACGCAGACCGTTAATCGCGGCGCGGTCATGCCAGGAATGCTGGTCAAACACAAAGATGGTACCTGGACTGCATCAGCTAATTTACGCGGACGGCTTTATCTGCATCGCGGCATCGAGCGCACTTATACCCGTGATTTGCTCGTGGAAGTTTTTCTCGACGGACGCGGTAACGGCCTGAATCACTAATCCCCTTTCCTGTTTTCCTAATCAGCCTGGCATTTCGCGGGCGATATTTTCACAGCCATTTTCAGGAGTTCAGCCATGAACGCTTATTACATTCAGGATCGTCTTGAGGCTCTGAGCTGGGCACGTCACTACCAGCAGATTGCCCGTGAAGAGAAAGAGTCAGAACTGGCAGACGACATGGAAAAAGGTCTTCCACAGCACCTGTTTGAATCACTCTGCATCGATCATTTGCAACGCTGCGGGGCCAGCAAAAAAGCCATTACCCGTGCGTTTGATGACGATGTTGAGTTTCAGGAGCGCATGGCAGAACACATCCGGTACATGGTTGAAACCATTGCTCACCACCAGGTTGATATTGATTCAGAGGTATAAAACGGATGAGTACAGCACTCGCAACGCTGGCAGGGAAGCTGGCTGAACGTGTCGGCATGGATTCTGTCGACCCACAGGAACTGATCACCACTCTTCGCCAGACGGCATTTAAAGGTGATGCCAGCGATGCGCAGTTCATCGCATTGTTGATCGTCGCCAACCAGTACGGCCTTAATCCGTGGACGAAAGAAATTTACGCCTTCCCTGATAAGCAGAACGGCATCGTTCCGGTGGTGGGTGTTGATGGCTGGTCCCGCATCATCAATGAAAACCAGCAGTTTGATGGCATGGACTTTGAGCAGGACAATGAATCCTGTACATGCCGGATTTACCGCAAGGACCGCAATCATCCGATCTGCGTTACCGAGTGGATGGATGAATGTCGCCGCGAACCATTCAAAACCCGCGAAGGCAGAGAAATCACGGGACCGTGGCAGTCGCATCCCAAACGGATGTTACGGCATAAAGCCATGATTCAGTGTGCCCGTCTGGCCTTCGGATTTGCTGGTATCTATGAAAAGGATGAAGCCGAGCGCATTGTCGAAAATACCGCATACACTGCAGAACGTCAGCCGGAACGCGACATCACTCCGATTAACGATGAAACCATGCAGGAGATTAACACTCTGCTGATCGCCCGGGATAAAACATGGGATGACGACTTATTGCCGCTCTGTTCCCAGATATTTCGCCGCGACATTCGCGCATCGTCAGAACTGACACAGGCCGAAGCAGTGAAAGCTCTTGGATTCCTGAAACAGAAAGCCACTGAGCAGAAGGTGGCAGCATGACACCGGACATTATCCTGCAGCGTACCGGGATCGACGTGAGAGCTGTCGAACAGGGGGATGATGCATGGCACAAATTACGGCTCGGCGTCATCACCGCTTCAGAAGTTCACAACGTGATAGCAAAGCCCCGCACAGGAAAGAAGCGGCCTGACATGAAAATGTCCTACTTCCACACCCTGCTGGCTGAGGTTTGCACCGGTGTGGCTCCGGAAGTTAATGCTAAGGCGCTGGCCTGGGGAAAACAGTACGAGAACGACGCCAGAGCCCTCTTTGAGTTCACTTCCGGCGTGAATGTTACTGAATCCCCGATCATCTATCGCGACGAAAGTATGCGCACCGCCTGCTCTCCCGATGGTTTATGCAGTGACGGCAACGGCCTTGAACTGAAATGCCCGTTTACCTCCCGGGATTTCATGAAATTCCGGCTCGGTGGTTTCGAGGCCATAAAGTCGGCTTACATGGCCCAGGTGCAGCATGTGGGTGACGCGAAAAGATGCCTGGTACTTT